AAGGGGTCAAGGTACAATTCAATATCCATGTATCGCATCTTTTCGTTGGGACTCATGGGAAATATTTTTTCATTAAAGAACGGCCAGAACGTATCATCTGCTGGCATTTGTTGAACGAGGTAGCACATATCCATTGATATATTTCTATATGATTGCATGAAAATATCCCATGCTACCACGATATTATGTTTACGTTCGTTGATTTTCTTGGGTTCCAGAGAACCTTGATACTGGAGGGTTCTCAATCCGTTTTCGGATCGTAGAATCTCGTTGCTATTGGTGCATAGCATCTGGCGAATCTCCGGTCTTCCGGGGGCGCGTTCCGGTCTTCTACGGACGATCATCAGATCACAGATATTGCTTTTCAGCAAACGCTGTAACTCAGTCCGTTTTATTAGTCTCATTTATCTCACAAACGCCAAACATGCGTTGCTCATTCAAGAACAGTCCGTTCTTCACTTTTCCGTAGCCTTTAACTTCCAGATTACTCACACCACTTCCCATTCCGCTGGGAAACACCACAATCTCTCCAACTTCCGTGAAGAGAACATTCGGTCCTTTTAAAATCACTTTTCCCTTGCGCCACATCTTATCCACATTTGCAATTGGAATCAGAAGACTACCACGCTGGACAAAATCGCCCGATTGTTCAGTTCCTTGGGCAATGTCACAATATTCCACAAGCATCACATCATCCATCAGGCGGGAGAGGATATAATCATCCATACCGAAGTCTGTGGGAAGGTTGGGATCATTTAGATCAATGTGGGATTTTTGGGGTGCTAACTTATCAATGCTTACTGTCATGAGAATATTTATTCATCTTTTTTGGAAGGCAAGCGTTTTTTAGAAATATAATTAATTCTTTTCCGTTTCAACTTGGGTATCAAGTTCTGAAAGAAACGAAATTGTTCTTCATCAGTCTCAAAAATCTGACTATACTTATTTACCGTCTCATTGGCATAATTCAACAGATCGTCATCATAGAAACTCAGATAACGTGTCACCATGTAAGGGGAGAACTCTTCCAACAATTCGTTGGTCATCTCTCCTTTCTTATCAAAGATAATATGATTTATGGTGTTAAACATCGTGTAGTATCATATCCTCTCTGTAAATGTCTCCATGTTCTCCACCATCAGCAAACCATTTGGATGGAAAGTAACAAGTCTTTCCCCCAATTAAGGATGCCCACCAAGAGAACGTGGAATTGCTTCCCACTATAATATCACATTTACTCATCATGGCAAGCTCTTTCACATCAGAATCGGTTTCAATCAAAGTGTAATTGAACATATTAAATTCTTTTGTAACGTGTTCAGGAGAATCCGTGAACATATAAATTTTGGTTCCTTTTACCATTTCGGGGGCAAAAATGTTGAGGAAATAATCGAAATATTCTGTCTTACAGACATAATGAATATTTGGATATATCAAATAATCCCCCCTTCTTACATGGAACGCCACTCTGATTATGGGATAAATACTGGGAGTTGAATTACTATCCCCAAAGTCCAATAACGATATAAATTCATCCTTAAATTCCTCAAAATATTTGAGGGATTGGAAATATCCATGAAGAGAAACACTTCCATGATGAAAAGGTAATTCATCGTAATTGAATCTCTTCTCGTGAAGAGAAATCACATCTCTAGTAACTGGTGGAGAACCATATTCAAAATTGCGAAAGATATTATCTTTATACGATAAGACGCTATTACCTTGACCAGCATTCCAATTATCGGGAACGATTATCAAATTCTTGTCATGCTTTTTGGCATAGGCGTATCCCGCAGCAATAATGAATAGCTGGTTTCCCAAACCACCAATTGGATGCACGTAGCAATTACTCATGGGAGCATCTTACCATTCCAAGAAAGGATGTCAAGGTGCTGAAAAATACAAAAACGGACACTTTCCGTCCGTTTTTTAATATCCAAGCAACCTTTTCCTGCGCGTATCAGCCGTGGACACCGAGAACGTCTCAGAGAACGCTGATACGGGAACGGTAGTAACCGAACTGAGGAACGGGAAAACCGAATAGGAATTGTCGGTGTTGACAACTGCCATATCGGTGAGGTGGAGGGAAGACGGGATGTTGAACACCGATCCCAGAACATTCACCGTGACGTTTGGAAAGGTTGCAAGGGAGAATGCTGATGCGGTGTGAACGGTGCTACCCACAGAAAAATTCACGGGGGAGAAAGCGAGTCCTACATCGGTGGTGGAAAGGGATACGACTCCAACTTGGCGACTTGTAACCACAACGTCTGCCCCAGAGAGATAGGTGACACCCGTGGCAGATAGGGAAGTGTTCGTAAGGTTCGGGGTTCCGGTTTTTTCAGCGGAAAGGAGGACGGTTTGGAACGTGTATAGGCTCATAGTATTATTTAGTAATTTGGGTAATTATTTTCAAAGTATTCTATGAGTTTGGAAGACACGGTATCCTTTCCAGCTTCAATATTATCAAGCTCGATTTTTTCCAAATCTTCTGCAACCTCATGATATGCGGATTGTGGAAGATTGAATCTTGGTAATGATAGAATTTTAATCCATTTAACTACCAACGGTGTCTTCGCCACATTTGAATATTTTAAATCAAAAATTTTATCATTATAATATGCCTCGATTTCTTCGCACAGCCAATTTCGTCCGCTATCCCAATAAATATCACCCTCTTCGTTTTTATCAAACCATCCCCTAAACCAATCCAACAAGTTCAAACGGTTTTCAACTGTTTCTTTTGAATATGGTCGTTCAACGTAAAAAGCGTCTATTTCTGCCAACTCGTAAGCTTTTTGGATTGCGGTTTCTGATACTGTCATGTATTAATTTAACACAATTTTTAAATTTGTCAAATATTTTTATTGAAATCTGTTTTTGGTCTGATAGTCTGTTAAGTAATAGTATGGCTAAAAAATACTCAACAGATGAAGTGATCAAACTTTTCAAGGAGAAGCATGGGGATAGATATGATTATTCGATGTTTATTTATCCCGGTAAAAAGAATGATAAAGGGATTGTGATTTGTAAAGATCATGGTCAATTTCTAACTTCCAAGCAACATCATTTACAAGGTTCTGGTTGTCCTGATTGCGCGGGTGTCCCAAGAGGGGGATTCAAACGAAGAACCCAAGAACAATTCATGGAAGAATTGAAAGAAAAATATTCGAAATTTCAGGAATATGATTTTTCTAAATTCATATATAAGAACAACACCACCAAAGGAATTATCGCATGTCCCAAACACGGAGAATTTCAAATCACTCCCAAGCACTTGTTGGCAAGACAATATGGTTGTTCCGAATGTTCGGGAAAGAAAAGATTGACGATTGAAAGGATCAGGGAATTAACATCATATCAAATTCCCAATCAGGAATACACAAACAATAAAACACATATTAAAGCTGTGTGTGAATTGCATGGAGAATGGTTGGTTAGACCGGATAATCTTCTTCACTCTAAAACAAGATGTCCAGTATGTGCTGAGAATCTATCTAAGATTGAAGAAGAACTTAGAGAATTTGTGGAGTCTGAATTGGATACCGACATTATTAGAAACGATAAACAAATTTTAGATAAAAAAGAATTGGATGTCCTATCCCCAAAACACAATATTGCAATTGAGATGAACGGGTTATTTTGTCATTCAGAAGAAGAAGGTAAGGACAAACATTATCATTTATACAAGACAAATAAGTGTCTGGAATCTGGTATTCGTCTGTTTCACATATTTGAGGATGAATGGCGGAACAAACAGGAGATTTGGAAATCCATTATTAGATATAATTTCGGGAAAGTTCCCAATAAAATCCATGCTAGAAAATGTGAAATAAGAATGGTTGACAATTTCAATACAAGACATTTTCTAAACGACAACCATCTACAAGGATATTCCAATTGTTCAATTTCGCTAGGACTCTATTACAATAACCAATTGGTATCCATATTAACATTTGGTAAAAGTAGATTCGATAAGAATGTGGAATGGGAGCTTATTCGTTTCGCCAACGTATTGAACACTTCGATAGTCGGTGGATTTCAGAAGTTGTTCAAACACTTCATCAGAACTTATAATCCAAATTCCATAGTATCTTACGCAGATAAGCGATATTCAATTGGTAATATATACCGTAGTGTTGGTATGAAAGAGATTCAAAATGATGCGGTGAATTATTATTATTTTAATAAGCGAGAAGGTATTAGATATTCTCGCCATCAGTTCCAGAAACATAAGCTCGAAGATAAGTTACCAATCTTTGATGAGTCGTTGAGTGAAGGGGATAATATGAAGATGAATGGTTTTTATAAGATATATGATTGTGGTAATTATAAATTTGTGTGGAGGAAATCATTGCAATAATTGATTCCGGTATTAAGTATTACCATGAACAGAAAACAATTCAAATTATACGTCACTATCAACAAAATCAATGGCAAGGTTTATGGGGGAAAACATTATTGGTATCCAAAAACTAGATATATGGGTTCTGGTTATAGATTGCGCCAAGCTATGGTCAAATATGGAAAAGAAAATTTTGAAACTAGGTGGTTTAATTTAAAGATAACTACACCAGAAGACTTGAATAGATTGGAAATCAAGTTAATCAGAAGGCTACACCACAAATTCGGTAAGAGTAATTGTTACAATATTCAAAAGGGTGGTAGGGGGGGTTATTACACTGAATACATGGATGAAAATGAATTGGATGAAGTGTATTCTAAAATAAGCAGTGGTCTTAAAGAAAAATATAAAGACCCCGAACATTATGATAAATGGAAAGAATCCTTAAAGAAAAGGAAAGCTACGATGGATTTAAGAAAATCTAAAGAGGGTAAATCTGATAAGGAAATTAAAAAGAGACAATTCATGCTAGATAATGGATTCGGTATTGTCACGTATGAGATATCATATCCCGATGGCAAGTCTGTCGTTGAGAGTAAAACACTCAGAGATTTTCTAACTGAATATAAAACAGAAGATCATGTATTCTCGCGCATCAGAACAAACGGCGAATATGTCTTCAAGAAGAGAACCAAACTTACAAAACACCCATTTCCAGTTAAGACGGTTATAAAATATATTTCAGAGATAAGAACATTCGATACCTATAAAAACGAGGAAACCCAAGGGTCTTCGGCACCTTGGGTTTCAGATTTGATTTGCGTAACTGCTTGAGTATTAACGACTTAGAGGTAGG